TAGCCGAACACGTCGATGCAGTCCTCGCGGCGGGCGGCCGCGCATTCGTGATGCTGCAAGACGTGGGTCGTACCGACTGGCGCAGCTTCATCGGCTTGGAGATGACCTAATGTTCTACACCGGCAATTTCACTTCGTTCGAGACCCTGAAGACCTCCATCGAGACGGCGCTTCAGAACCACGGCTGGGGACTCAACGGCGACGGCACCCTGGAAAAGAACGGGATGTACGTGCGTCTCGTGGCGGGCACGATTTATCAGATCGCCGCGTTCGCTGGCACCGGCAGCTCCCTCCCTCCGGCACCGCTGCCGGGCGCTCCTGCATACGGCGTCAAGATCATGAACTTCAGCGGCTCGCCGATGAACTTCCCGGCGACCTACGACCTTCATGTGTTCGAGGACACCGATGAAGTGTATCTCGTTGTCAACTACAACGGCGACAAGTATCAACAGTTGTCGTTCGGCAAGTCTCGTGTCGATCAGGTCGGCGGCACCGGCATGTGGCTCACCGGCTCCTTCCGCAGCGATACGGTGCAGGCAGCGACGCATTTGGTGTACACCAGTGCGGGCGGCAGCTCCGCCGGTTTCGGGTGGAGCGGTATGGGCTGCGGCCTGTTCTTCGACGCCTATAACGCGGCGCTGGGGTGTTCGTATATCCACACTGGCCTGGACACGACCGGCTGGAAGACGGCGGGCAACAACGACGGCAACCTGCTCGGAAGTGGCGACCCGATGGCGGGGCTGCTGCAAGCGCTGCCTTCGCAGTTCAACCAGAGCACCGTGCTGCTGCCTCTCTACGCGACGCAGCGCCGCTTGTCGAAAGGACAGACCATCGTTGCGGATTTGCAAAACGCGCGTCTGTGCCGTAACGACAATCACCTGTCCGGTGAAATCGTGACGTACGGAACCGACCGCTGGAAGATTTACCCGTTCCACCGCAAGAACGCTGCTGTGCGAAACGGCGTCTCGTGGTCGACTGGCGCAGATCACACCGGCACCTTCGCTTACGCCATCCGCTATACGGGGCCGTGACATGGCAGGACGCATCGGACAAATGGGGAGCAGGTTTGAGCGGGGCATCGACAATCCGATGCTCAGCGACGAGCTTGACGACCTGACTGAAGTCGTGTCGATGTTTGACAGCTACGACGGCGCTCGCTTTTTGCAGGGGCGCTACGGTTACTGGCACGTGCATGCCAGTAACCATTGGGGCGTGTCGGCTCAGCGCAAGATGACGAGCTTCTTCGACGACTACTACAACCGCATCTTTATCGTGCCTGCCGCCCTGGACGCGGGCAATCTGCTCTCGACTCAGATTCGGCACATCATCCTGTGGAACGCGTACGTGACGCCGCAGACCTTGGAAGCTGCTGTGCTTGGCCCGCAGGCCGGTATCACGATGACGCCGCCCGCAGGCGTCAGTATCCCGTACGAAATGCAGCCCCTCCGCGAGCTGGATTTCACTGTGCAGATCGAACTGGCAGGCCCTCCTACTATCAACAGCTATGCGCGCTTCACCGTGGAAGGCGTCAACTACACCGTTCCGATCACCGGCCGTCGAATCGTGCTGTTCCCGTTCGCGCCCAATTGGGGCTCGCCGGTCGATGAAACGATCACGCATCGCTCGTGGGTGCTGGCCTCCGGGGATGGCAGCGAGCAGACCGGCAGCGAGTCGGGCGAAGTGCCGCGCCGTACGTTGGAGTTCAACATCAACCTGCGGACCTCCATGCAGGCTCAGCGCGCCGAGAACCTGCTGTTCGCGTGGCAATCGCGTTTCTTCGGCGTCCCTCATTGGGGCGAAGAGTCCCGCACTACCGGCGACGCCGCTGCCGGTTCCCTGGTCATTCCGTTCGACACCTTCGGCCTGTCGTTGGAACCTGGATCGCTTGTGGCTATGTATCTCGACGATGAGGTCAACGAAATTCGCGAAGTGCAGCAGGTCACCACTGGCGGCGTTACGGTCACGACCGGGCTGGAGCACGACTGGCCCGCCGACTCGCGCGTCTACCCGTGCTTCGTTGGCCTCATGAATGAAGAGATGAGCGAGCAGCGTGAAACTTCGCGCGTCGGTCGCATGGCGTTGTCGTTCGACTTCGAGCCGAGCGTTACCCCGGGCAACGCCGCAATGAACCCCGACCCGATGACCTACCGTGGGCACGAGCTGTACGTCAAGGAGACCAACTGGCTATCGGCCATGCCGTTCTCTTTCACGGCAGATACGAAGCGCGTCGATACTGGCACCGGCAAATTCGTCGCGTTCACCACGTCGGGCTTCTCGAAGATGAGCCGCCGCCACAACTGGACGCTCTTCGACCGCGCCGACATTTTCGAGTTCCGTCGTTTCCTCGGCCGACGCCAGGGCGTTGCTCGTTCGGTCTACATGCCCAGCGGCACCGAGGACTTCACGATGGCCGCGACGATCCTCGACACCGAGAACTCGCTGGTGGTGGAGTCGAACGAATACGCCAAGCTGGTCGGCGCGCATCCGGCTCGGCGCGACATCATTATCGTGCTGAAGAGCGGCCGCTATTTCTGCCGTCGCATTACGTTGGTCAGCGAGTTCGACAACCTGACGAGGTTGCAGCTCGACAGCGCTCTCGGCGAAGAGGTCAGCCCGCAGGACGTTCGTCGGATCAGCTTCTTGACCCTTTACCGATTCCAGTCTCCGTCGACCACCATGCGATACCTGACCGACTCCAAGGCCACCGTCGAGTCGATGCTGGTCGCCAAGATGACCGAGGACTGACATGTCATTGATCGAATACGAAACCGGAAATGAAAGCAGCTCCCGCGTGGAGCTTTATCTGTTTGAGAGTGACGACGGCCGCTACCGCTGGGCGTACACCACCGATGCACGTGAGAAAGCGCTCGGGCCGGTTGTCTACAAGCCGGAAGCTATTAAGCGCGGCGAGCTGAAACAGACCGCAGGCGACGCCAACGTGGAGAGCCTTCAGGTGATCGTGCCGTTCGACAACCCGGTGGCCGCCGCGCACGTGCCGTACTTGCCGCCGCGCCCAATCAAGTTGACGATCTACGCCTACCAGCGCAATGACCCCGGCGCGGAAATCGTGCAGGCGTTCACCGGCTTCGTGACGAGCTTCAGCCAGAAGGGCGCGGAGGCTACGCTGGAATGCTCGCAGATCATCGACAACCTCTCGCAGACGGTGCCGTGGGTGGTGTTCAAGGTCGGCTGCGTGTGGGCGCTGTACCAGATCGGCTGCGGGGTGGACAAGTCGCTGTGGCGACGCGACGCACTCGTCACCACCGTGGACGGGTACACCCTCGGCTCGCCCGAGTTCGCGAGTAAGCCGACCGGCTACTACACCAACGGTTTCATCATCGACCGCGCTACGGGAGAGCAGCGCTTCATCACTGCGCACGATGCCGCCACCGGCACCATCAAGGTCGTGTACCCGTTCCAGGCCGTGCAGGGAGGGCAGACCCTCGACGTGTACGCCGGTTGTGCGCGCACGAAAGAAGTGTGCTCGGGCAAGTTCAACAACAAGATCAACTATGTCGGGTTCGATCACTTCCCGACCTACAACGTCTTCCAGCAGGGGATCACCTAATGGCTTGGATCGCAATTATCGTAGCCATCGTCGTCGCTATCGTCGGCGAGCTGCTACGGCCTAAGCAGAAGTTCAACGACCCGAACCCTTCGGCTGTCGGCGATTTCAAGTTCCCGACCGTGGACGCTTCGCGCGTGGTCCCGATCTGGTGGGGCACCTGCAAGATGATGGGGCCGAATGTCGTGTGGTTCGGCGACCTCGAAGTCGTGACTCTGAAGAAGAAGGTCAAGACCGGCTGGTTCTCGTCGAAGAAGATCGTCACCGGGTACAACTACTACCTGGGCGTGCAGCTCGTGTTCGGCTACGGCCCGGCCGACGAGTTCATCGAGCTTCGCGTCGACGACAAAGTGGCTGACCTCGTGAAAGCCGTGTTCAAATACAAGGACACGTGGATCGCAGGTGCTACCGCCAGTAAGGATTTCGTCGGCGACAAGTGCGAGTTCTACATCTGCTCTCCCTCGATCCTCGACAACGGCGACCCGCCGAGCGGCGTGGTCGGGAAGTGCGTGCTGTACCAGGGCACGTTCACTCAGGGCACGAACAACTACCTGTCCGGCGTATGGAACGAACCCGATATGTCGGCGTTCCGCCCGCTGTTGCACATGGTCATGGAGAAGTGCTACCTCGGCAACAGCGACACGCCGCCGCCGATTTCGATCATTGCGCGCCGCTGCCCCAATCAGCTCGGCCTGACCGGCGGCCGCCATAACGTCAACGGTGACGCGAACATCGCGTGCGCCGCGTACGAGTTGATGACCAACAACATGTGGGGTATGAAAATCCCCGAGGACAAGATCGACGTTGATTCGTTCCGCCGCTG